GCCTCGCGCAGACTTTTGGAGTATTAGGGAGCAAATCGGAGGGAGTCAACCAAAGAGGGAGGACAGTATGTCGAAAGTCAAACCGTTGTGGACTCGCTACCGCGTACGTTGGGACTTTCTGACGAAGTTATGCGGCTCGGTCCCTGCCGATCCTGTCCTGATCAAGCCGTGGCTCGAATCGAGACGGCCGACAGCACGTCCGGCCGGAGCCAGGAGCATCGACGAGATCAACGAGGAGGTACTAACAACCGTCGAGGGAGCGCTCTCGGACGATTCCGAACATTCGATGCTTGTCTTTCAACGGTTCAACGGCGATCTCGTCATGAGAGCCGGAACGATTCGAGCGCACATGAAGGACTGCGCTCGGCAGATCTCGAGTTTGTATGTCGGCAAGATCGAAGGACTGAAAAGCTACGCCGTCCGTTGCATCAATGGCGTCTATCTGCCGCAGTCTCCATACTGGATTCCGATCCTCAAAGACGGCGATCGTATTCAAGTCTCGGACGGCTCCTTCGATAAAGCCTGCCGCGGCACGGTCCGAGGACAATCACTCTCGTTTCTCAAGAATATCGAATACGTCAACGGCGCAAGTCTCGTGTTCGATGTGCAAGTGCTCGGCTCCTCATTCTCTCTGAGCGACTTACAAACCCTGTTTGAGTATGGAGGTGTACATGGCTATGCAGGAGAGCGCGGTGACGGAGAAGGACGGTACGCATACACAGTCGAGCCGCTTGCAGAATCGATCAGTGTTGCGGCCGGAAGCTCCAGAGATTCGGACAGTCGAGGCAATACACAGAAAGAGTGAACAAGTCTTTGATGCCGTCGATCAAGGTGTCTTGACAGGGAAACAAGCCGAGCAAATGAACATGTCGATTAAGGGCTTGTGGCGAGCGGCCGAGATCGAGCTCAAATACTGGAGCCTCGTCGCGAAGTTCGGCCGCGATCGGAGAATACCTGTCCCTCGATCGCCGCTCTTGCGATCGACGATTGGACTTGGCATCGAGCCGGCCGTTACTGATGGCGCATTCGTTCGCGGAGAGACTGACGATCAGACGTGACGGCGAGAAGTGCCGTAATGCGCTGTTATGCCGTGCTGTGACGGCGAGAAGTGGGGTGCACTGAGTTGTCGTGATGTGTTGTGACGGCGAGTTCTGGGATGGCCTGAGGTGCGCTGCGGTGAGTATGTCGTGCGATGTAGTGTCGTGACGGCGAGTGGTGAGCCGCTGTGCCGTGGGATGTCCTGCGCTGGTGTGACGGCGAGAAGTGCAGTGCCGTGAGCTGTGGTGAAGTGATGTGTCGTGACGGCGAGAAGTGATGTGACGTGCCGTGAAGCGTGGTGGTCTGTACTGGCGTGGCGGCGAGTTCTGCCGTGGGGTGCGGTGGTGTGCAGTGTAGTGACGGCGAGATGTGACGTGAATCTGGAATGCTGTGGCGTGACGGCGAGGAGTGAACGATGGAGAATGTCTGTCTCTTTTGCGGAGGCAATGCCGATGAGGAGGAGCACTACAGGTATTGCTGCGGGAGGCAGGGAGCTCGAGAAGCCGAGGAGCCGGACTACGACGGAGAGACCTATGAGCCGGAGCACGATCGAGCGCGATTGAATGCTCAGACCAAACGAGTCTGGACCGTCATGCAATCCGGCTCCTGGTTTTCACTCCGGGAGATTGCCGAGCGGACCGGAGATCCTGAAGCCTCGGTATCGGCGCGGCTCCGTGATCTCCGTAAGGAGAAGTTCGGAGGACATACGGTGGAGCGGATTCGAGCTCAGGATCGATCGGGATTGTTCTTTTACCGAGTTGTCGAGCCTCGACAATGAGCCGTTTCTATTACGACGCTGATGGAATCCGTCTCTATCATGGAGACTGTATCGACTTGTCGATCGAGTGCGATCTCCTCGTGACAGATCCTCCGTACGGAGTCGAGTACGCCTCGGCTTATGAATCCAGGACGCTATGGGGCGATATTGCCGGAGACGGCCGAAGCACTGACGATCGAGCGGCGATCGTCGAGCGGCTCAAGCTCGCGATCGCCGGACTCAAGGTCAAACGGCATGTGTACGTGTTCGGCCGTATTGATCTCACGTCCCTTCCATTAATCGGACATTGTGAGCTTATCTGGGATAAGGAATTGCTTGGACTCGGAGATCTCAGCTCACCCTGGGCTCCGCAACATGAGCCGATCACGTTTGCCGTTCACATTCCGCCAACGAGCGAACCGGGGAAAGGGAGAGGCAATCTGACGGCACGATTGCGCCGTGGTTCAATCCTCCGATCAGTTCGGGCGAATGCCACTGGAATCGTTAATCATCCGACAGAGAAGCCGATCGAGATCCTCCGCCAGATGATCGAAAGCTCCTCGGTAATAGGTGAGACTGTTTATGATCCGTTTGCCGGCAGTGGCTCGACGTTGATTGCGGCCGCGATCGAGGGACGCAAAGCCGTTGGATGCGAGATCGAGGAGCGCTATTGCGAGATTGCCGCTCGGAGATTCGCAACCGAGATTCCGCGATTGTTGATTGCGAGTGATTTGTGAGGAGCACAAACCGTGAATAGCGCGGAGTATGAGGCGCTCAGGATCAAAGCCTCGATCCATATCGTTGAGCTCGTCAACGCGATGACGGACGAGGGACTCCATCCGAAGGACTGGACGCTCATTCTCCTGCTGGCGGTCTCGAGGATCGACGCTCAGCAATCCGAGGCGGTCAAGATCGAGATTGTCAAAGCGTTATTCCGCTTGTTTTTTCCTGACTGCGATGTTGCGGTCAACAAAACGGTCTACATGTCCTCAGACTCGATCAACTGATGGGCCGCAAACCTGGAGCCGGCCGGCGAGCTCCGCGACGAATCGAGCGGACGATCGAGCCGGAGTACCTCGAGCCGCCTCCTGGCATGTCTCGAGGAGCGCGGCTCAAGTGGATCGAGACGGCGCCGATCGTGGCCAAACAGGTACGGCTCGAGACTGTCAGAGATTTTCTCCTCGCCTACTGCAACGCGTGGACGAAGTACGCGAAAGCGGACAAAGCGCTCGACAAGAGTCCTTATGACAAGAACATTTTAAGAGTATGGCGATCGACGTACGAGCTCGTCGATCGGGCCGCTCGGCATCTCGGACTGTCTCCACTCTCGGCGCGGCACGTTATGAACCAGCAAAAAGCCGATCGCGCTCTGGAGAAACAGTCGGGAACGTGGAGAGATCGAGTCGAGTCCTCCGATTCTTCGAGCGGCTCCTGACACTGCAAAAGGGACACTGGACGGGCCGTCCGTTCGTGCTCCTTCCCTGGCAGAGAGATCGCGTGATTCGGCCGATCTTCGATCGAGTGGACGAGGACGGACTCCGAATCATCCGGACTGCCTTGATCGGCGTGCCGCGGAAGCAGGGAAAATCTCCGCTTGCGGCCGGCTTAGGCTTGCATCTCCTCATGAACGACTCGGAGCCGAATGCCGAGATCCTGGCCGTTGCCTCCGACAAGATACAGGGTCGCGTCGTATTCGAGGAGGCAAAGCGAATGCTTCATGCGAATCCGTCACTTGCGGCCGAGTGCGACATTCAGAAGGAAATCATCTTTCATCTCCCAACTAATTCCACCTACGAAGTCGTATCGGCCGATGCGCAACAAAAGCATGGGCTCAATCCGCATGCCGTGATCTTCGACGAGCTCCATACCCAGGACAATCGGGAACTCTGGGACACGTTGACGACAGCACAGGGAGCCAGAAGACAGCCGCTCGTCCTCGCCTTTACGACTGCCGGCTTCGATTCCGCGTCTCTCTGCTACGAGCTCTTCGAATACGGAAAAGCCGTCGAAGAGGGACGGATTAGCGATCGATCGTTTCACTTCGTCTGGTACGGCGCCGAGAAGGACGACGATCCATTCCTCGAGGAGACATGGAAAGCCGCGAATCCGTCCTTTGATGTGACGGTCAAAGGATCGTTTTATGAGCGGGAGTTCCAAGCCGCTCGGTTCTCGCCGGCTCGACTGGCCGCACTCAAGCGCTTGTACCTCAATATCTGGACCGAAACGTCCGATGTATGGCTTGATATCAAGCGATTCCAGACAACCACGATTGATCCTGTCTCGTTCGAGGATTTTAGGGGACACTATGTCGCCGGAGGGCTCGATCTCTCGGCCGTCTCGGACATGACAGCGCTTGTTTGGGCCGCTCGGATCAACGGCCGCACGAAGGCGATCGCTCGGTTCTGGATTCCGGAAGAGAAGCTCAAAGATCCTCGGAACGGGAGTCTCTATCGCGCCTGGAGAGATCTCGGCTTCCTCTCGGTCACTCCGGGAGCAACCGTCGATTATGCATTCGTCAAGAAGCAAATCCTCGAGGATGCCGGCCGGCTCCTCGTCGAGCGGCTCAACGTCGATCGGCTATTCCAAGCGCACCAGCTTATGACCGAACTTGCCGACGAGCGCTTGCCAGTGCTTCCGATGTCTCAGGGATTCGCGAGTATGACGGCTCCCGCGAAGGAGCTCGAGCGGCTTGTCCTCTCCGGCGAGCTCTCGACAGGCGGGAATCCGATCCTCTCCTGGCAAGCCGGCCATACGGTGGCAGCAACTGACGCGGCAGGGAATATCAAGCCGGATCGGAAGAAGTCTCGAGAGAAGATCGACGGAATCATCGCGCTTGTGATGGCGCTCGATGGAGTTATGAGACTGCCGGCTCCGGCATCGGTCAAGCTCATGACCGTCTGAGGAGTGCTGATGTCACGAAACAATCGGTACATGACAGTCAAAGAGCTCGCGTACTCTCAAGGAGTCGATGCTCAAACGGTCCGACGCTGGATGAGGAGAGGATATTTAGACGTGCGAAGATTGGCTCCCAAGACTCTTGTTCGCGTCCGGCTCTCGAGGCTCGAGAGAACTCGAAGATAATCATTCAGAATCGTTCACTCTCGATCGGCTCCTTCTCTACAGACTGACAATCTCCGTCCTATGGACGGCGGATTCCTCTCTCGGCTCTGGGCCTCCTTCAAAACCACACTTACTCGAGCCGGCGTCCTCGGCAAAGCTCCGACGCAATCCTCAACGGGAGGCTATGGCTCGGCCGGTACGTCCGGATACTGGGGCGCAAGTAGGGAGTACTACTCGCAGTCCTACGAAAAGTATTACCGAACGCAACCCTTTGTCCGGATCTGTATCGACTTCATTGCCAGGAATGTCGCTCAGCTTCCCTGCCATGTCTTTAGACGTGAGGACGACGATTCGAGAGTCCGGCTCCGGACGCATCCACTCGCCAAACTCCTCGAGAAGCCTAACGCAGACACCGACGACACCTATTACGATCTCCTCGTCGATACCGTCACTGACTTTCTGATTTACGGACATGCGTTCTGGTTGAAAGTCCGCGATCCGAATCACTTCGAGCGGCTCTCTCTCTGGAGAGTCCCTCCTCGAGACATACAGGCTCGAGGCTTTCTCCGCGTCGATTCCTTCGTGATTCGGATTGCCGATCAGGACGTGACGGTCAAGCCGAAAGATATCGTCCACTTCGCGACGTATGACGGACTCTCCACACTCGAGAGCCTCAAGCCGCTGCTTGACGAGGAGTACGCGGCCGCTCGCTATCGGTTCTGGTATTGGGCCAACTCGGCGCGAATCTCCGGCATTGTCGAGCGGCCGAAGGATGCCGGCCGATGGACGCCAGAACAACGGGATGAGTGGCTTGGCTACTGGCGCGAGTTCTACCAGGGCTTAGGGAATCAGGGCAAGACAGCCGTTCTCGAGGACGGCATGACGTATCGGCAGCTTTCGTACTCGGCCGAGGAGTCTCAACTCGACGAGGCTCGGCGCTTCGTCCGGGATGCGATTGCGGCCGCATTCATGATTCCGCCTCCAATGGTTGGCATCCTCGAGAATGCGACGTACTCAAACATTGTCGAGCAGCATCGAATGCTGTACCAGGACTGCCTCGGACCGATGCTGGCCATGTTCGAGCAGCGGATCGAAGCCGACTTGCTGCCGGAGTTCAAGGACAAGACCGGGGTTTACCTGGAGTTCAATATTGCCGAGAAGCTCCAAGGAAGTTTCGAGGAGCAAGCGACGGCGCTGCAAGCGCTGACAGGCGGAACGGGAGTGCTCACAGTCAACGAGGCTCGAGCGCGGCTCAATTTGCCTCGGATCGAGAATGAGATCTACGACGTTCCTGCCGTCCCTCTCAACATTCAACTCGGTACTCCGGAGCTCCCGGTGCCGTTCACAAAGACAGAGAAGCCGGCTCCGGCTAGTGAGGGAGCGGTGCACTAATGCGAATCGAATTTAAGCGTGCCTCCTCGGTCGAAGTCGATCACGAAGGCAAGATCCAAGCGCTCGTCGCTGTCACAGGGAACGTGGATCGGGGCGGCGATGTCATTTTGCCGGGAGCCTTCACAAAGACACTCTCCGACTGGCAAGCCTCGGATCGGCCGATTCCGCTTGTCCTCTCGCATAACTGGAACGAGCCAGGAGCGCTCCTCGGCGAAGTCACGAAAGCCGAGGAGACCGGCGAAGGGCTCGTTGTCGATGCGTCACTCGATCTCGAGTTTCCTCCTGTCGCGCATGTGTTCCGGCGCATGCAAGCGAAGTCCCTTGCCGAGTTCTCGATCGGATTCATTGCTCGAGAGTTTGCGTTTCTCGAGACCGACAGCGGAGAGATCGTCCGAGAGCTCAAGGAGATCGAACTCCTCGAGTGCGGGCCGTGCATCGCCGGCCAGAATCCGGAGACGCGACTCATCGACTTAAAGTCACTCGAGAAGGACGACATCATAGAAGTCCTCGTTGAGAGGCTCGCAAAAAAGATTCAGGAAAATGCGATCGGCCGCATACCGGCCGGTCAAAAAGCGCTCGTCTCCGCCTGGACGGCGCGTCTAGCCAGGACACGGTAAAGCCGTGTCTCGAGGATCGACCAATGACAGCCGACGAACTCCGTATCCGTATCAAGGGACACTCCGAGGAGGCGCAAGCGATCCTTACGGCGGCAAACGGCGGAGCCGTACCGGAGGACAAGTTCGAGAAGCTCTCCGCGCTCGATGCTGAAGTCAAAGCCGACGAGGCGCAACTCTCGAGGATCGAGCATCAACTCGAGCTCGGCTCCCGGTTCTCGGCCGCTCTGACAAAAGCCGGCGAGATGTCGGCCAAGCCGGCCGGCCGGAGCAATGGTTCGAGCTCGAGGAGCTCGTCCGAACAACTCACGATCGGCGATGCCTTCGTTGAGGGAGAGGAGTACAAGTCCCTCATCCAGTCTCGGTCGTTTCAGGGACGGTTCAAGATTGCGAGCACGATCGACACGAAGGCGATCGTCTCCTATCCGGCCGGCGGCGTGGCATCGGGCGCACTCATGCCGGCTCCTCCGTCCTACCAGTACAGCTATGTCGCGGATCTGCCGGCTCAGGCTCGAGCCGACGGCGGCATGGTGCCGGCGCTCATCGAGACCGCTCCGCTTACGTCCTCGGCTCAGCCCGTTGCGCCTGGAGCGCTCAAGCCGGAAGCAAGCTGGACGTACGCACAAACGTACTTCCCGCTCGTGACGATCGCGCATTGGCTCCGAGTTCCCGATCAACTCCTCGAGGACGCTTCGGCGCTCCGAGGCTATCTCAACTCTCAGCTTGCGTTCGGCGTACGCCAGAGAGAGGACGATCAAGTCGTCAACGGGACAGGCACGGCTCCGGCGATGCTCGGCTTTCTCCCGATGCCAGGGAAGCAAGGCGACGTTGCGAATGCCGGCGAGCCGATGTCCGTAACAATCCTGTCTGCGATTGCCAAAGTCGAATCGTCCGGCATGGCATTCGTTGACGGCATCGTCCTCAATCCGGAAACCTGGGCGCTCGTGCTGACGGAGCAGAATGCCGCCGGCTTGCCGCTCGTGCCAGGACTCTCGCCGCTCGATCCGTTCCCGATGCGGCTCTGGGGCCGGCGAGTGGCAACGACTCCGTTCATTGCGGCGGGAACGGCGCTCGTTGGTGCCTTCTCGATGTACTCGATCGTGTTTCGCGGACATAACGTGACGGTCTCGGCATCGAACGAGGATCAAGACAACTTCGTCCGTAACCTCACCACGATCCGAGCGGAGTCGAGGCTCGTCCTCGTGGTCACTCGTCCTCCGGCATTCGGCACGGCATCCGGTCTCGACGGTATCGCTGTGACTCGAGGCGGAGAGGCTCGGAAGCCGGCGCGGTAAGGTCTGGGAACGGGAAAGAGATCGGATATGTCGTCTCTCAAGCTCGTCGCCTACGGCTCCTCGGTGCTGACACTCGAGGACGTGAAGCGGTATCTCCGCCTGGAGACAACGAGCGACCATGATGAGCGATTGTCCGATCTCATTCCTGTCGCCGAGACTGTGATCGAGGACAGAACCGGGAGAGCCATTCGGCAGAATGAGTATTCGTTTTCAGTCGGGCATGTGGCATGGAGTGGACTGGTTCGGTTGCCTCGTCCTCCAGTCCTTGCAGTCTCGGCCGTTACGGCCTACGACTCCGGAGGGACTCCCGTTCCAGTCTCCTATGCCGTCATTCCTCACGGCGAGCTCGGAGCCGTGATCGTGGATGCGGAGTCGATCCCATCCTCGGTGCCGACAGGCTCTCCAGTCAGCATCGACTTTTCGGCAGGGTATGAGCCGGCCGCGGTTCCGCCGTCGCTCCTGCAGGCGATGCGGCTCCTCGTTGGGCATTACTTCGAGCATACCGAGGCGGCGACAGATTCGGCCGGAGGCGGAGGAGTCGCGTCTCTGATTCCGGAGGGAGTCGAGCAATTAGTCCTCCCGTATGTCGTTCTGTCCATCTCCGGATGAGCGATGCAACACGGCCAAGCCAGAACGCTCGTTCGGCTTCTTCGAGCCGTCTACATCGAGGACGGACAGGGCGGCATGATTCCGGAATCGTGGACGGAAGTCTCGAGTTTTTACGCTCGCGTCCGAGCCGTTGCCTCCTCGGAGTCCTTCTCGGTCGGAGGAGAACAAGCCTCGACGAGCTGGACGATCGAAACCACGTACCGGATCGACGTGCACGAAAAGGACGTCTTGACGATCGAGCCGGACGAGCTCCGAGTGCTCGAAGTCACAGGAATTAGAGATCCGGACAGTCGGCGACGCACGATCGAGATCGATGCCGTCGAGCGGCGACTCGAGGACGAGGAGGAGATCGAACAGTGGCAAAGACAGGCCGCTCGAAAGTCTCAATTGAGGTAGAGGGACTCGAGCAACTCCAACGAGTCATGAAAGAAGTCTCCAAGCGGGAGATGACGGAGGAGTGCAATCGAGCCATTGCCGAGACTGGCAACGCGCTCGTCCAGCGCTCGAAAGCTCGAGCTCCGTTCATTGAAGGCGATCTCAAAGCCTCGATCATCTTCTTTATCGGCTCTCGAGGACTTATCGGCCGAGTCGGATTTGACGGACAAGAAGTCTCGAGGAGAGGCGGAGCCTCCTCGCATCGGCATCCACACGTCTATGGCAGGTTCGTTCACAACGGCTCGAAGAAAAACATCCCGCCGAATAAGTTCATTGCCGAGACAGCCGAGACGATGCTCTCGTTCTATATCGCCGCACTTGGCCGAGCCGGCCAACGGCTCGAGTCCAGTCTTGCGAGCGGAGGCTAGGATGCCAGTCGCTCCGGCTCGATCGATGCTCTCTTCTGGTCTGTCCTTTCTTGTCGCGCTTTATCGCGCCGATACGGAGCTCCTCGCACTCCTCAACAATCGAGCCGCGGTCTATTCACAAGTTCCGCAAGGGCTGGCGCCTCCCTACATTCAACTCATCTCCTCCTCGGAGTTCCCGTTTTCTCAGATGGGAGGCACGTTCGGCTCCCTGGCGACGTTTATCGTGCGGCCGACGGTTGACTTGCCAGGACTGGCGCTCCTGGCAAGCCTCACATCGAGGATTCGGGAGCTCACGCATTACCGATCGGACGTCCTGCCAGGACTCGCCGGCCGAGCCTTCGTGCTCGATGTCGAGTCGTCGCTCGAGCCGATTGCCACAACGATCGGCGCCAAAAACTACTGGCAGCAACCGACGCAAGTTCGGATGAGAGGCTATGTCGTATGAACGAGAGAGATCGGCTCATCTCCCTGGCACTCGTTCAAGCGCTCGGACTCCTCCTCTCCGATGCGGAGGAGCCGGCCAGGAGCTCAACGAATCCAAGCGAATGCTCTCATCCGGAGGAGTTCGAAGTCGATGCGTCCTCGTTCAGTGATCCTCATCGGAAGTTCTGCAAGTCCTGTCTCATGTACTTCGAGAGACAAACCACGGCCGCGTAACATCGAAAGGACGATCCGTCATGCCTGCTACCGCTGATCCCGTTGCTGGTATCCTCACCTACTTCGCACTCGGAACGAGTCTGACTCCGACCGTGCCGGAGGACATCTCAAACTATCTCGACTCGATCGATCCGAGCTCGGAGGCAGACGAGCTCGACGGCACGAACTTCCGAGCGACGGCCAAGAAAATCATCCCAGGATTCAAAACCATTACCTATTCGGTCGGCGGCAAGTGGAGTGCACTGGCCGATGAGTTCTGGCGGGACGTTGACGGACTCTCCGGCCTGACGTACGAGTACGGACCGGGAGGCAATCTCTCCGGAGGACTGAAAATCACTGGCACATGTTCAGTCAAGTCCTACTCCGGACCGAGCTCGAATGTTGACGACGTGATCACGTATACCGCCGAACTCGCGATCGACGGCGAGACCGCGGGAGCGTTCACTGTCACAACGACTCGCCGCGAAGGAGAGAGCGATCAGGAGTTCGACGCTCGCGTGGCTCGAGAGACGAAAGAGAAGGGGCGGAGATGAGCTCGGAATCGTTCCCTCTGCCAGAACTCGAGGGAGCTCGTTGGCCGGGAGGACTCCGCTTCACGTACGGATCACTCCTGGCACTCGAGCGCGAACAAGGTAAGGGAGTCCGCAATCTCTTTTCGACGCAATCGGACTTCGAGATCTGCGGACTCCTCATTACCTACGGACTCCGGCATGCGGCTCCCAAGATCACACTCGCGCAAGTCGTCAAGTTGATCGATCGCTACATCGAGACCGGAGGCGCTCTCAACGACTTGTATAAAGTCGCGCTCGAGGCGCTCAACGCATGCGGCATCCTGCAGGGACTCGGCGGCAAAGCCGATGAGGACGACGCTTTTTTAGTCGAGGACGAGGACGGCTCGACGAGTTCGGATCGAAAGAACGTCAACTAACGTTCTCGCAAGCCTATCGTTGGGCGTCGAAGATTGCGTTTCAACGAGTCGGCTTGTTGCCGTGGGAGTTTGCCGAGCTGACTCCTTGGGAGTTCTCGCATGTGCTGTATGGCGCACTACTGAAAGAGCGCGACTCCTGGCAGCAAATCGGACTCCTCGGTCTGTGGTTTACGGCTCCCTACAGTAAGAGAAAGAGAAAGCTCTCCGACTTCGTGAAACTTCCGACCGTCACAGATCCGGACGTTGCACATCTGATTCCGACTCCCAAAAAGTAGAAGGCATGGCAGGGCAAATCGCTACGCTCGTCGTCAAGATCCAAGCCTCTCTGGCCGAGTTCTCGAAACAGCTTGACGATGCGTCAAGCCAAGTCGAGAAAATGGGTAAGAAGATGACAGGCTCGGCCGGAGTCGCGACAGTGGCTCTCGGCAATCTGGCCGCAATGGGAGCCGAGAAAGCGATCTCCGCAATCCTCAATCTCGGCAATCAACTGATTAGCGTCGGCGGGCATCTGACGGATCTCTCGGCAAAGACTGGCATCTCGACAAAGGCACTCCAGGAGCTCGGCTTTGCGGCTGGCCAATCCGGCATCCCACTCGAGACACTGACAACGGCGATTCAAAAGCTCGGAGTGAATCTCGCCAAAGGCGATAAGGGAGCGGCCGCGGCACTCAAAGAGATCGGCATCTCGGTCAAGGACATTCAAGGACTCAAGCCGGAGGAGGTGTTCTACAAAGTCGGCCAGGGAATGGATACCGTGGACTCGGCCGGCAAACGAGCGGCGATCGCTGTCGCGCTCTTTGGTAAAGCCGGAGCCGAGGCACTGCCAGGACTGACGAAGGAATTTGTTGAGACGGCGCAATCGGCGGAGCGGCTCGGCATTCTTCTCGATACCGAGACCATTGCCGCGGCCGACGAGTTCGGCGATCAGATGGATGTACTCAAGGCTCAGATGTTTGCCTTGATTGCGAATGCACTGAAGCCGATCCTCCCGCTCCTCGTCGAGTTGATGAAAAGCCTCGGACAGCTTGCACAAGCCGTGATTCCGCCGTTGGTCTCGGCGTTTACAAAAATGCTCGAGATCACGGCTCGAGCGCAAAAGGTCTTTCTCGAGTTCCTTCTCTCGATTGTCGAGGGAGTCCAGAAGATTCCCGCATTCGGCAAAGCCTTCGGACTGGCGGACGGAGCGGCCGAAGCGCTCAGGGTCAGGATTGAAAAGACAGACGAGCGGATCAAGCTCCTGGCAGGGACAGCAACCGCGGCCGCTCCGCCTGTCGCGAATCTCGGACGGAATCTCTCCGAAGCCGGAGACGGCGCACTCGGCGCGGCTCCAAAAATTGATAAAGCGGCCGAGGCGCTCAAGGATCTAAAAGCCTCGATGTTCGGCGAGGAGGCAATCAAGAAAGCCGAGCTCTATCTGAGCGCACTCGGCGATCTCAAAAACATTTCAAAGCTCACGAAGGACAAGCAAGAAGAGCTCGCGAATGCGATGAAAGCCGGACATGACGCAATGGTTGCGTCCGGCCGCGGAGCCGAGGCGCTGGCCGAGAAGATGTCCCTCGTCAATCTGATCATTGCCGATCTCGGCTCAATCAAGATTCCGAACTTCGTTAAAGCGCTCAACACGATTCCGCAATCCTTCATTCTTCCCGACATCAAAGCGGCTCCGGCGTTCCCGTTCGAAGCATTCGCGATGCCGGACTGGGTCACGGATTCGATGTCTCGTCATGTGGACGAGATGAAAAAGATCATCCCGGAAGCCGCGCAAGTCGGGAAAGAAGCCGGCCAGGTCTTCGGCGCCGAGTTCGGAAAAGATCTCGGCAATCTGATTCTTAAGGGACTGTCCGGAGGCGGAGATGTCGGCGCCTCGATCGGCGCGAAGCTCGCATTGACAGCAGCCGCGCCGTTCATGCAGCAGATTGAGAAGATCTTCGGCGCGAAAGGTGTGAAGGGAGCAATCGGCGGAGCGATCGCGACTGGCGCAACCGTTGGCATTGCCGCGCTCGGCTCGAAGCTCATAAAGAGCGATACGGTCGGGCAGCAAGTCGGCGGCTCGATGGGATCGGCAATCGGCGGCAATCTCGTTCAAGGACTCGCCAAGACCGTAGCAAGCACGATCGGCGGGACACTCGGATCGACACTCGGATCGGTTGTCCCTATTCTCGGCACGATTGCCGGCGGAGCGCTCGGCTCTTTCATCGGCGGATTGTTCGGTCCGTCTCAGGCAAGTCAAACAAAGAAAGCGCGAGCCGAATGGATTGAAGCGGCCGGAGGACTCAAAGCGCTCGAGGAGACCGCGAAACAAGCCGGCGTCTCTCTCGACAGTGTGATGAAAGCCGATACGCTCAAGAAGTTCGATGCGGCGACGAAAGCCTTTACCAAGTCCGTCGAAGAAGCCTCGAAAGAGATGGAGGGATTCGCCAAGTCCCTCGGCAAAGTCGCGAAGGAAAAGACGCTCCTCTCTCCGGAGCTCCTCAAACAGATGGACAAGCTCGGAGGGAAAGAAGCCTTGAAAGGCGACATGTTCGCCTTTCTCCAAGCCTCGACACAAACGGCCGCGGACGGTCTGTCGAAGTTTTTCGAGAATGCCAAAGTCGGCTCCCAGAGTGCTGCCTCGGCAATGGGGCTCTCGTTCGGTGCTGTGTTCGAAAACTTCCGGGAGCAAGGGCTGTCCTCAACGGAAGCCTTCGCGGCTCTGGCTCCGGCGATGACGGCATTTCAAGCGCAACTGGCAGCAACCGGACTCTCAGGAGGAGCCGCATTCGCCGAGCTCAATGCTCAGATGATGCTTGTGACGAGCACGTTTACCGGGCCGATGATCCAGGGAGCCGAGGGAGTCGCCGACATCATGGTCGGTCTCGCGAATAGCGGCCGCATGAATCAGGACATTTTCGCCGGCCTCTCCGGACAAGTCGCGGAGACCTTCCACACGATCGAGGGCTCTGGAGCCGGAAGCGTCAAAGCCGTTCAAGCCTTACAGCGGCCGCTCCAGACGATTTACGAGCTCTGGCAGGATCAAGGGTTTGCCGTTGACGAAGCCACAATGGAAGTGCTCCAGTTCGGCATCGCCAACAACGTGGTTGGCGATCAGTTCCGATCCAAACAGGATCAGATGATGATCGCCGTTGAGAAGCTCGTTGAGCGGATCGACAAGCTCGTCTCCGTCATGACGGACGACTTGCCGGCCGGAGCCGAAGCCGGAGCCTCCGGCATCGAGAGAGCGCTCGGCGGAATCAAAGTGCCAACGATCTCGATTCCCTATCGGTACGATGCGATCAACTCTCCGCCGGCTCCTCTGGCGGGAACGAACATCACAACCGATCTCTCCGGAGTCGCCGTCAATAGCAACATCTCCGTTCAAGTTGACGGCCGAGAGCTCGCAACCGTCACAGCACGGAACATGCCGGGAGCAATCGCGCCGTACGGCATCTCGAGATGATTGTTCAACTGACGATCAATGGCGTCGAGGTACAAGACACGTCCCTCCGAGCCAAGTCCTTACACTCGGACTGGCCGATCTCGGCTCGACAGACACTCTCCTTCGATCTCTTCAGTCCGAGTCCTCGTCCTCAGATTGAACAGGATGTGATTCTCTGGGTAGACGGTCTGCCGCTCTTCGGCGGCATTGTCTACGATGCGGACGAGATCGGGAGAGGCGACGATCGCGATGTCGTCTGTAAGGTCCGAGCCGGCAATTATGCCGTCCTGGCAGACGGGCCGATGCTCAATGGCTTGTGTCCTCAGCAGACACTGAAGGAGCGATTGCAGCTCATACGAGACCGACAACTCGTCCTGATCGGAGTCACGATCAATCCGACGCAACCGGACGGACCGATCCTTCCGGCGACGGCCTACCCGTGGAAGAAGCTCCGCGAAGTCCTCGACGATCTCTCGACGCAAACCGGATACTTCTGGGAGGTCAACCCACAAAAGCAACTCGGCATGTTTCCAGGAGGGAGCCGAGCGGCTCCCTTTGCGCTCGACGAGTCCAATATTCTTGCCGATGGGATTCAACAAAAACGGACGCGGGCCAACTACATCAATCGAGTCTGGGTACTGTTTGGCTCCGGCTCGGCTTCGGATGTCACGTACAAGACGAAAGGTAATGGAACACGTCTCTATCCGTTGCCTTACTTCGTGGCGTCTACGGTCTCTCAGGTATTCGTGGATGGGGTTCTACATGTCGTTGGAACATATCCGGATTCGGCGTGGACGTGGACGTACAATCCGGAGGACAACTCGCTAAACCAACGAGCGGATCAACCGCTCCTTGGAGCCGCAAACGTGATCGAGACGGCTCCCTTTGCGGCCAATTGGCCGGGAGCCGTACATGCCGACTCGGTATCTGGGGCGAATGAGAGCGCGACCAAACTTGAGTATCCAGACGTGTTCGATTATGAGACGGCGCAGTCTCTTGCGAATGGAGCGCTCAGGAGGCTCGAGGGACTGCCGCGGACATTCTCCGTCCTCACGTATAAATTCGGTCTCCAACCGGGAATGACGGTCTTTGTGACGTGTTCTCTGTATGGTCTCAGTGCCGTGCCGATGCTCGTAACCAACGTCCAAATACAGCATGTCGGCACGGAGCGATCGAACGGGAATCCCTGGCTCCTCTCGAGAGTGGATCTCGTCGAAGGGAACGAGACCAAAGGCAATTGGATTGCTTTTTGGGACGCGGCGATGCAGACCGGGAGCTCCTCGAGTGCCAGTGTCGCCGGAGGGACGGTCATTCCTCCGGCCGGTCCGGCCGGACCGTCCTACTTCGTGGCGTCACTGGGAGGCTCAACAACGGTCGGCGCCACTGGTACGGCCTGGCAGGAGGTGCCGGACGCGCAATTTATCAAGCTCCCTACGGGAGTGCCGCTCGTTGCCGATGTCCGCGTCCTGGCTCGCTACGGAGCCTCGAACCTTGCCAACGTGCAAATTGTCGATAAGACGGCGGGAACTCCCGCAACCGGGCCGATGCTCAATATCTCTGCCGGAACGTGGACAACGGTCTCGATTCCGTTCAACGCGACCACCGATCATTTCTATGTTCTGCAAGTCAAAGGCAATGATGCGGCAACGGATGTTCTGGCGACTGGCAACGTGCATCCTGTCTAGTCTCCTTGTCCTCGGCGCCTCGAGGCTCGAGGCGCAGACAACGACGAGCGCCAACGATCGCGTGATTGCTCGGCAGTCGCTCGTTGTCGGAGCGGACTCCTTTACCGGGATGCTCTCGCCGATGCGGCTCATTGGGACGCTTCCGGATTTTTCTGGAACCGAGGACGCATTAGCCAGGAACGCGAGCGGCGATCTCGGCCGGCTCACAACGATCCTCCGATCGAATCAGGCCGCGAACATCACAGCAATCTGGAGCTTTTCCGGAACGTCTCTCTCGATCGGCAATGCTTCGACTTCGACATTCTTAACCTTTCCGACAAATCTCGTTAATCCTCCCTCGAGTCCGACTCGTTCACAGGGAACGCGAATCGTGCTCTTCCCGAACGTCGGAACGAATCTTTATGATTTTGCGCTTGGTATGGAGCCTGGAGCGCAATGGTTCTCTCTGGCAACGTCCTCGAATACGTGGAAGTTCTATGCGAATGATACGACTCGAGCGGCCGCGGCCGTGCCTCCGCAAGCGGCCAATCACGTCGTGGCGGAGCTCACAGGACAGCGCGTGTTTATGCCAGGGGCGAGCTATTCCGGGAGCCTCGGTCTCCCGAATCGGAAATGGCTGACACTCTCTGCCGCGGAACTCCTCGTTGAGACGCTCGTCGCTCAGGACACGCTAGCCTCGACAAACGGGAGGCAACTGATTGGAGCCTCCGCAACGGTCCTAACTCGAGATCTTGCGGCCGGCGATACCATGTTTCATGTCAAGCATCCGTTTGCAAAAGCCTTTGACATGGTACTGCTCGAGACAGCCGGCAAGGTTGAATGGATCAGAATTGATAGCGTGACGCTCGATTGTCGCCTCTCCTGTGGCGATGCTCCTGGAGAGGACTATCGCTACTTCGTGACTCGAGCGCTTGACGGCTCTCCGGCGAATGCCTTCTCAGCCGGAGACACGATCTTTAATTCCGGACAGACAGGAGATGGATTCCTCGATCTCTATTCGCAGCGATCCACGATCTCGAATGGCTATGCCGGCTATGTCCTCGGCGACAAGCCGCAGCAGTATTACCGCATGAACGGGCCGACTGGCGCGGCCGGCATCGGGCCGAATGGCAACGGCGATTTGACGATGCTCGATTCCTCCGGATACGGGAGGACGGGCAGTGTTCCCGGCGGAGTCCAATGGTATCGAAACACGGTTGCCGCTGTCGGAACGACAAACTCCGATCCAGCATTCCTGACAGGAGGGACGATCGTTCCAGGACTCGCCGGCTACTTTATGGTTCCTCGAGCGTCACTTCCGAACTATGCGGCCGACTTGACGCTTGAGTTTATTACCTATTGGGACGGGACAAATAACTTTTCGTGGCTGCTAACGACGGCTGGCACTGCAGCCACTCCGATTCGCGAATTTAACGTCGGGATATCTAATGGCACGGTTAATCTCTATTTCGGGGACGGTACAACGTACCATTCCTTCGGGTCTGCTGGTTGCACACTGACAGCAAACAATTACACTCACATTGCCATTACTCGAGACGCCTCGGCGCGGCAAGTGATCTGCTACAAGAACGGCGCACAAGTGGGACAGGGTATCTATCCGGCTTCACCAACGATTAGCGCGGGGACGGCTGACTTAATGGTTGGCTTTAGCTTCCCTGGCTATGTTGACGAGCTCGCGATCTGGAATCGAGTGATACCGGGCGATCGGATTGCGACTCACTATGCGAGGAGGACAAGCAACTCGACGAGCACAGGCAATGCAAACTCGGCCGGACCGTCTGTCGCGGTCATGATTCGGCAATCGAATACCTACAACGACATTGCTCCTCGAGCGCTCCTCGGCAATCTTCTCGGAGACTACGGTTTTACGACGACAACGTACGGACTCGCACTCGGCGATCCGAACGATGCGAACTTGATTGCTACCGGCTCGAAGTTCGCGTTTCGCAACAAAACCGTTGAAACTCTGGTTATGAAAGGCGATAGCTTCGCGATGGGCAATCCGGCGCCTACCGCGCTCGACGCTGGTAAGGGATTATGGTTTGCCAATAGTGGAGGACCGCTCGGAGTCGGGACTGCGACATTCAGAGTCGGAGATCCGGCGGGAAACAGAGTCCGTTGGGACGGCTCGGATCTCATCGTCAAGACCGGCGATCTCACGATTGATAACCTCGGCCTGACAATCGTCAATACGTTTGGTTCTGGCTATAGCGGCTCGCGTGGCGTGAAATGGGATCTCCCTGGAACGTGTGATCCGTACGTGTTCGGATACGGCACGAGCGGGAATGGTGGAGTGTTGGATCTCGGTTGGACGGTTGTCAATAATTGCTCGAGCCGCGTCCGATTGTTTACTTCGACATTTTCGACGCAATCCGGATCGAGTCTGTTACTGATTCATGATTATCCGGCTCCGTCTCGATCCGTATTAACGGCGAGCGAACTGGTTCTCAAGAGTCCGACGTTATCGGGCGTACCGTTCACAACAGAGACGGAAGCGAACTTCGATTGGTTAGTCCAGGTTCGGACGGGCAATCATGCCGGAGAGATACAGAAGGCACCAAGCGGAGTGCTTGTGAATCGCATTGTGAACGTTGGAGTCTGTCAATTAACGTTTGCCAACGGACTGCTCAGAGAGACAACGTGTCAATAGGATTGATCATGCGAAGTGTTACAGCACTTGGACTGCTCCTCCTCTCTGCCTCCTCGAGCTCGGCACAGGTTACGTATATCGACCGTGCCACAATGGGCCGTGATCCGGAGTTCATTGCTCGAGTGGGAGTCGCCGCTCAGCAGCAATCAATCATCGCTCAAGGAGAGCCTCCGGACATGTGCTGTCAAGTCTCGACGCAATCAACAATGGCGTCGAGCTCCGGAAAGCAAGTGATTAAGACCCTGTGTGATGTCATTCGTCCGGCCGGCGATCCGAATGCCAACGAGGGAACCAAACAACTCTCCAGGGACAGACATACGGCGCGGCTCCGCTTCTCGTCTCAGGTCATTGCGAATGCGCCTAAATGGTCTGCCGATATGGCTCCGATCATTGCCTCGGATACATGCGTACCGCTCGACGTGACGGACGACACGATACAGAGTTACATGCTGAGGCTCTGGGACATTTATGCACTCCCTCCGGAGCTCGCGAATGCGCCAGTGATCGTCACTGGTGCTCCTCTCCCTCCTCCGACTCCGCCAACGAATATCAGAGTCAAGCCGGGAGCCTGAGATGATGCGATTCCTCGGCGGCAGTCTCGTTGCGCTTGCGTTGATGCTTGGACTGGCGATCGCTCAGGAGAAGCCGGAGCCGCTCTTGCCCTGTGAAGCCTCGGAAGCCGATGCCCTGCAGCTCAAAGCCGAAGTCGCTCGGCTCACAATGCAGCTTGCGAACATGCAGCTCGAGACCGAACGGATACGGCTCGAGGCGAAATTTCGCGAGCGGCTCTCTCCGCCTCCTGGCTCGGTATTCGATTGGCAGACTCGGACATTTAAGACTCCGGAGAAGCCGGCCGGACAGTGAACCATGAGCCGAGTCCTCGGCGTGTGCTTGTGTGTGCTGCTGTCGGTCTCCGGCTGTACCTCGTTCCGCGGGCGAATGCGTTGTGCGGCCGTGCCGAGATGCGTCGATGGATTGCCGCCGAGAGCGCTCATCGACGTTAACTGTCTGCCTGATGGAATTTGTGGCTATTCGTGCGTCCCTAATAGATGGAAGTCGGAGTAGATGATGCCAACGATCACAGGACTCACAGGAGAGACGGCGGAAGGCAACGTGCTCCAGATCTCCGGCTCCGGCTTCTCGAACAAGCCGACGGCCGCGCCGCTCGTCTTCGAGAAGTTCGAGGGAGGACAGAAAACAAGCCGGCTCACGAATAACGCCTCCGGCGGAGAGATGGAGTACAACGAGACGGCGATCGTCCGTCCTCGGCGGAGTCACTCGGCCAAAGCCGACTACTCGAAAAATTCCGGCTCGGACGGTCAATGGTGTTCGTTCCAGTACAACGAAGGAACGGCACATCGCTGGTTTGTCTCGTGGTTTGTCTATCTCCCGGAGTCCTGGCACTGGGGAACGAGTCCGTACGGCGGCAATGATGACGGACTCGCCAATATCAAGATCGTTCGGTTCTTTCCGACTGGCAGCAACTATACGAACGTCGATGCTGTCTTACACAGTTACGACAATATGAACTGGAAAAGAGCCTTTGAGCACGAATCAGGCAACGATGAGGCGTATATCAACGGCGTTCCCTGGCTCGATCAGACATTCTCTCTCGGCTCCTGGCATCGGTTCATGTGTGAATACGGAGAGAACTCCGCGCTCGATGCCAGGGACGGGACATTTAAGATCCGCGTCGATAACACTCCGATCCTGAGCGACACGGCCGTACAGACCAACGTCTCCGGCGACTCGGCCGGACATCAAGCGAAGCGGCCGTATGTGATCGGCTTCTGGGATTCATGGGGCTACAGCGGCGGATCGATGCCGCTCTATTACTCCGATATCGTGGTGGACGATTCGTGGGCTCGAGTCGAGCTCGGCAATCGGGAGCGATACGAGGACTGTTCACTCCTCGAGTATCAGCCGGCGAGCTCGTGGCAGGACTCCTCGATCGGGGTCACGCTCAATCTCGGAGGACTCGAGGAGGGATCGGCGATTTGGGTCTTTGTCACTGATAGCGATGGCAACCGGAGTGCCGGATTCCCGCTTGTGTCGAGCGGAGAGATTGTCCCTCCGGAGCCTCCGGACGAGATCATCCCTCCGGATGAGATCATCCCTCCGGAGACCGGACCGATGAGCCATAGCACGATTGTTGAAATGGTCGTAACGGACGCGGCAATCGTTCCCGATCCGGATTTTTCGCTCGCGCTCTCGCCGTCGATTCAAACGATCGCCGTCGAGGAGCAGACCGCGTATCAGGTCAATGTGTCGCGGATCGGGAACTTCGGCGGGCTGGTTGCGCTGTCGGTCTCCGGCGCCTCGACGGGAACGTCCGAGATGTTCGATCCTCCGGCGATTACAGGCGAAGGATTCTCGACACTGACAATCACAACGAGTGCGGCGACTCCTCCAGGAGAGAACACGATCACGGTCTCCGGAAACTGTGCCGGAGTGACGCATAACGCAACCGCTCAATTCAACATCAAGAGTGCCGTTGACGCGCAATGCGCCGAGCCTCCGGATTTTTCGATTGCCGTCTCTCCCTCCAAGCACACGCTTGAGATCGGGAAGTCGGTTGCCTATCAGGTAACTGTCACTCCGGCCGGAGGCTTTGCCGGAGTCGTGACCTTCTCGGTTGCCGGCGCCTCGACGGGAACCTCCGAGAGCTTCGATCCGCCGTCTGTCACTGGCGGCGGGACTGCGACACTCACGATCTCGAGCTCGGCAAGTACTCCGGCCGGCGCGAATCAGGTAACTGTGACGGGAACGTCGAGCTAATGCGTAGCAAGTACGGCAATCTCGTAACTGTCCTCGACGGGCATAGATTTGACTCGAGGCTCGAGGCTCGGAGATATCAGGAGCTCCGGCTTCTCGAGAGAGCCGGACTTGTCGCAAAGCTCGAGGTACATCCGAGATTTGAGCTCCGAATCGGCGAGATCCTTATCTGTACCTATACGGCCGACTTTCGATACTTCGATGAGTCGCGCCGAATGATTGTTGAGGACGTAAAATCCGAGGCAACGCGACTCAAGGAATCGTATCGGCTCAAACGGAAGCTCATGCTAGCCATTCATGGCATCGAGGTTACAGAGTATGGAGTTCGAGTTCGAGGCACAGGACGCTCGCGCATTGCCTCCTGAGTACGATCGCGGCCGCTATCCGATCGGGACTCGTTGTCGAGTCTGTCCTCGGCATGGGCCGATCCGCTTCGTGATCTATGTCTCGACGGGAGAATGTTGGCGATCGATTCGTGCGGAATCCTGGCCGATAGAAGGGAGCAACCATGACGCTGCTATCGATCGTTGTCGTCCTGATCGTCGTCGGACTCCTCCTCTATCTCGTTGAGTCAGTCCTACCAATTGACGCGACGATCAAGCGATTGATCCATCTGGTCGTGGTGATCGTCGTTGTGCTCTGGCTCCTCTCCGTCTTCTTTCCATTCCTCGATATTCCGCTTAGGACGCGATGAGCAAAAGAGCTCCGCGCTCGGCGCTCGAGAGTTGGATTGCTCCGTTCCTCGATGGCTGGTTCCCGCGGCTCGAGCCGGCGACAGGGTACGTGTGTTGCGGGAATGAGACGCTTAGGCTCATCAATCCTCAGCATGGCATCTCGGTCGTTGCGACAACTCCGAGCCGGACGCTCCGCTTTCTCGACAATCGGTCTCTGGTGTGGCAGCGGTCAACCGGACCGGATACGGCGCAACTCTGGACGTGTCCGATCGGCGATACCTTGAGCGTCTCGAGCCGGCCGCTCGATGAGTCCCTTGTCTGCGGCAACGAGTTCGATGCCGGCCGCGGCCGCTGGTCGTCCTGGCTCTCGAAGGGACTGAGGCTTGCAGCGGGAACGCTCGAGACCGCGGCTTATGTCGAAACGGGAGTCTACGGAGCCGCGTCTCAGCTTGCCGGAGACTGGCTCGTCACAGCTCGAGACATCGGCGGCATGCGGCTCGAATGGTATCGGTGGAATCCCTCTCAAAGCCGCTGGATTGTCTCCTCGGAGTCCGGCTCTCTGCCGCAGTATCCTCAATTTTGGGCCAAACATCCGGACGGCATCGTCGGGGTTGGTTATTACGGACCGGCCGGAGTCCTCTCTCCAGGAGACGGAGAAGCGTACGACGTGACGTGTACGCCCTGGCGAGTCGAGGGCATCCCTCGAGTTGTCGATCTCGGCTCCGTCCGGTATGTGCTGACGGCTTCGAACTATCCAACCTCCGACCGGCCGATCCTCCTGATTCGCGAGCTCGGCGCGGCTCCGGACGAAGTAGCAACCGTGGAACTCCCGATCGGCTTTGCCGAGTTCGATTGCTGCCAATCGCCGATAGACGGACGGCTGCTCGTGGCCGGCGGCAGCGCACTCGGCGAGCTCGCGATTCTCTCGATCAATGTCTCAGGTCTCACACTCGGTCTCGTTGTCGATCCGGACGAGACAGAGCCTCCTATACCTCCCGAACCTATACCTCCCGAACCTATACCTCCCGATCCGATTCCTCCGGAGCCTCCTATGCCGGCCAAACCGAAAGGCACGATCGAAAGCTACCTCCCGACAGTCGGCACGGTGCCATTCAAGGTCAAAGCGAAGTGGAAGAAAGAAGCCGGCTCCGGCCCGATCGATTCCGTCGAGTGGCTCATCGGACCCAATGGAGGCGCTCTTGCTGTCGATGCGAAAAATCCTGCCTCCGATCCGGATCATACCTACGAGCTCACAACTCCTGGAGAGTTCGAGATCAAGGCTAGGTTCATTGGGCCGGGAGGCAAAGTCGAGACCGGACAAAAGCGCATCATTACGGCCGACGATGATACCGAGATGATCGAGACGGTCGCCTTCCGGACCGTCAACGGCTTTTGGTTCTGCGCTGAAAACGGCGGAGGACAAGAAGTCAACGCGACTCGGCCGGGAGCTCCCGGTATTTGGGAGTCGTTCATTGTGGAGCCGCTCGAGGACGGTCCGATCGCGCTCCGCTCCTGGAACGGACAATACCTCTCGGCCGATATCACTACCGGCTCTCTCATGGCAAACCGCTCGAGTGTTGGCGAGTGGGAGCGGTTCAATCTCCTCGAGCAGTCAGACGGACGGTACGCAATCAAGGGCGCGCACGGCTACCTGTGGACGGTTGACGGCGGAGGCGGAGGCGTCTCGGTCAACGGCGATCGGATCGACGATTGGAGCTCGTTTACGCTCGAGAAAGGCATCGAGGCGGAGAGCCTCCCGGAGCCGATTGCTCCTCCGCTCTCAGGCGGATTGCCAACGACCGAGGCGGCACTCAATTGGAAGTCGGAATTTTTGGCCGCTCCCGGCTTCGAGATGGCATTTATGTTCCCTGGATGGAGCCAGGAGAAACAGGATCAATATCTCGCGTGGATGAGGGAACGAGGACAGACACATCTACCATTTGCCGCTTGGGGCGCCTACGGCTCGAATCCCTCATTCGACTTCTCCGGAGACCGCTGGCCGGCATTCCTCGAGCTCATCGATCGCGTACAAGCTCAAGGCTTCGTGGTCGCGTTCTTTTGCATTACCGATCAAGTGTGGGACGGAGAAGGCTTCTCGGAGGAGTGGGCCAAGTCCTGGCTCTCCGCTCATCTTCCCGATCTCGTCCCTCGTATCCGGATGTTCGTGAACGGTTGGGAGTTCCCGCAGATCAACGCGAATTACTCGAATTGGTGGACCTGGAACGGAGACGCCAATCATCGACTCCTCAAGCACATTCGATCGATCGTTGGCTCCGATCGGCTCGTGTTCTGTCACTTCCCGCCTGAGCGGATCACTGGTTGGCCGCACTATCAGCATGACGGCGGAGGCGGAGAGCCGGATTGGTGGCATGCGGCCGGAGGGAATCTCGACGGGATTCTCTGGCAGGATTCGCCGGACAAAGACGAAGCGCTCGTCGTTTCGGATTGCATCGGCGGTCCGAGTGCGGAAGGGACGACGGATGTTGGAGACGTCAACCGGATTGTCGGAGAGCCGTCTACCTGGGATTTACGCGATAAGTACTTCGTTGCGTTCGAGTATTCGAGGGACTGTGCTCGAGGAGAGCGGCTCTCGAAGGAGTTCTCAACGGAGAAGAAAGTCTCCGGCTTCGGGAATATGGGACACTGGAACGGAGCCTAAGATTTTCGGCGCTCGAATACTTCGCGCTCGAGCGCGGTAATTCGTTCACGAACAATCTTGATTCGTTTATTCAGTAACAGGACGACGATTAACAACGCGACACTAACGAAAGCGAAGTCCATATGCTTGAAGTGGCCTACTCTCACGCCGATTGTTTCGTCCGGAATATCGCGACGTACCGGATCAAGGGAACTCCGATCCATTGGTTCGTGAATCTCTAACGAGAATCCGAGCCAGTATCCGGAGGAGGACGAGGAGTCCGAGAGCCGTTCTCAAGGTGCGAGGATTCGAGCCATGAGAGCAAAGCCGGCTTGTGTAATCTTCTGCGAATGTCCGCATGCACAGCACTCGCCGAACTCGAATAGATAATTCGGCTGATCGAATGTGCATCGCTCTCCGCACTTCTCGCATGTGAATTTAAAATAGATATCACCTCCCTTGTACTGCGATCGTGCGAGGGAGGCTCGACGGAGAATCTCATTGCGATCGTAATCCGGCATTTATTCGAGTCCCGCGGCTTTCCTGGCCGCTTTTACGGATCGAGCGTACTCGGCATTCTTGCGAAGGATTGCCAGAGTCGCCGGAGACATCTTCTTTTTCTGCTGTCGAGGCTTTCGAGTCTTTGCGTACTCGAGCACGGCTCTCCGCTCGAACACGTTTCGAAAGCCTCGTTTCCCGATCGGAATGAGTTTCTTGTTGGCCGCTAGATTGGTCGCGGTTTTCGCGGTAATGCCGAGGAGCTTGGCAACTTCGGCCGAGTCCATTGTTCGAGGCGGTCTCCCTTTCTTGGTCTTGAGGAAACTCTCCGGAGGAGCCGGCGGCTCGACTTCGAGGAGCTTCGGCAACGGCTTGCCATTCTCGATCGAGAGAGAGACGGCACCGGACTCGATATCTGTAAGCATGGCGCGGAGCCGCTCGAGATCTTCGGCAGTCTCGGCAATCTGAGATCGCAAGCCGATAAGCATCCATGTTTGAGCCGAATCCGAGGACACGTCCGGAGCCGGCCGGGAGCGCTTTATCATGGGGTGCCTCCAGTGCCGGATAAGGTATGGTTAGATACCTAGACATGTCAAGCATTCTCGAGGGACTGTCGCCGGCCGAGCTCCTGGATATCGAGCTCGCGTACGGCTCCCTCGATGCGGGAGCCGTCCGATCGATTGTCCTCTCGGCCGCTCGCGCTCGATTGGCTCGACGGCTCGGCATGTCGAAAGCTCGAGCCGAGATCACGCCGGAGCGGCGGAGAGCCTTCTCCGCGGCCGGCGCTCGGTCTCGTTGGCGCAAGCCTCCTCCCGATGTCTGAGGCTCGGTACTTTCCCTCTTTGGTTCGAGCCTCCGGCCGGCCGAGTCCTCCGTCCGGTTGAAGGGGAGACCGGACGGAGGCAAGCCGTTCGACAGGGAGCCTCCAGGAGCCTCCGGAGCCTCCGGCCGGACATGCGGCCGGCCGGCCGGCTC